TAAGATTAGTTAAACAAATATGTCAGCACTACAGCTTGACAGCTGAAATGGAATATGAAGAGTGTGGAGAGGATTTTGCTGGGATAGTTAAGTTTGATAAGCATGGAATAACAGACCATCAAGAAATGACTTATCATGAGTACAGATACAATGATTGTGTTCATTCTTGGATGGAAAATCTGCAATACAATTTCGAGGATGAAACCGACAGAGAGGAGTTAGAACACGCTATGAAAGAACATGATTATGCAGAGGAAAGACACATAAAAGAATTCATAGATATGGTGTTAGAAAATAACTCTGTTGTTAATTCGTAACAAGCATTTTTTAGGTATGACATCGTGTCCTTTTGGGTACAATGTCATATCTTTATTTGTTTTTATTAATTATTTATAATACCTTTACAAACTAAATATAATTAAATTATGAGCGTAGAATTAAGAAAGTTTTTTGAATCCCTGAACCCTGACAACCCAGTTAGAATGAATAATGCCATCCACATGGCAACGTGTTTTAATATAATAAACGGACATGATGACGAAGAAAAAGTTATTGAAGTCCAGCACGAAGAAATTGACGAAGACGAATACCCTTTAGGCATTTAATAATGAGCAGAGAAGACAGAAACTTAAAACTTGCAGTATGGTCTGTAATGGGTATAATTTCTATCCTAATTGGATGGCAGCTCTACAGACTTATAACTTGGCTACTTAACCTTTAATCTGAATTGTAGTTGATTCAAACAATCACCTCCATGTTTACGCATGGGGGTTTTTGTGGTACAAAACATAACGTAATGGCAATAAAAAGACAACATTGGACTACCACCAATACAAACGAAGTAAAAGTTGACACACCAACTTATTACGATGGTAAAAAAAACTATACTGCAATAGATGTAGTAACGAACTTTGATTTAAATTATAATTTAGGTACAGCTTGTACTTATATTTTAAGAGCTTATAAAAAGCATGAAACTCCTAATGAGGATATTCAAAAAGCTATTGATCACTTGAAGTTTGAATTAAACAAATTAAATAATAAATAAATGAAGAAAGATATTTTTGATATTTATGCTACAACTATAGCTAAAAAGTTTCATCTGAGTTTAGATGAGATGTTTACTAAAACAAGACGAAGAGACATTGTTGATGCAAGGCAGTTACTTTACTACCTATGCATGGAAAGACCAATGAGGGTATCATACATTAAGAGATTTATGGAAGAAAATGGTCATCAAGTTACACACTCAAATATAATCTATAGCTATAGAAAAGCAAAGGAGCTTGTAGATAGTGACTCTGATTTCAAAGGTATGATTAATGATATTTTAGGACAGTAATATGTATACTTTAAAAGAAATATTTAATCAAGCTTTTGAATCTAACAACAGCGTAAAAAGTGAAATGCCAAAGGGTATTAGCATTATCCATAATGGAGTCAAGATTCAAAAATTTGAAGACAGAATAGAAATATTAAACTTAGGTAAAGGTGGCTCTTACTACAAGGTATGCGATAAATTTGAGTATGATTTTTTTAAGTATAATGGCTGGTTAACTGGATGTCTAATTCTTTCAGTAGAAAACTGTAAGCACAAGCTGATGTTAATTGAAGAGAGAATAAAAAAAGAGGTTAATACACGTAAAAACGATAAGCATATTCAAAATTTAAAAAACAAAAGAGAAAAAGCACTGCAGAAACATGCAGAGCTAAAATTAAAGTTAAATCAATTATTAATTAAAATCAAATAGAATGAGCAAAGAAAGTTATTTCAAAAAGTTAGTAAGTATCAACGTGAAAAGTAAAGTAGAAAAAAAGGGAAACCTTGATTATTTGTCATGGGCAAATGCTTGGGCTTACTTAAAATTAGAACACGCAGATGCACAAAGAAATGTTTATGAATCTCCTGAGACTGGATTGAACTGGTTTACTGATGGAGTTACTGGATATGTAAAAGTAGGAATCGTAGTCAATGAATTAGAACATATAGATTATCTTCCTATAAAAGATTTTAGAAACAATTCAATACGAATTGATAAAATCACTACTATGGATGTTAATACAGCTATTCAAAGAGCTACAGCAAAAGCTATTGCAATGCATGGATTAGGCTTAAGTTTGTATGCTGGAGAAGATTTAATAGAAACTACTAATGTGGCAGCAAAGCCCCCTAAGAAAGAATCTAAGACTACTTTAATAACTTTAGATATTGGAGATGCTAATTGGGAAAAAGTTTTAAAATACGTAGCATCTAATAAATCTTTAGGCTTAACTAAGATTGCTGAAAATCTTCAAACTAAATACAAGATGAAAGCTGTAGTAAAGAAGGAAATATCTAAAGTCATAAACAATGGATAAGGGATCTATATTAAAGGCATTAAAAGATGACGATAAATACTATGGAGAGTTTGGTAAGCAGTTCTTATCAAACTCTGACATAGGAAAGCTATTAAAGAATCCTACCCAGTTTAGAGTAAGTCAAACGATGACAAAGCCGATGCTTGAGGGTAGATATTTTCACACAAAAATATTAGAGCCACAAAAACTAAGTGAGTTCAAAGTAATAGATGTGGCATCAAGAAACACCAAAGCGTATAAAGAGTCAATAGACGAAGGGGAGATACTTTTGCTTAAAAAAGAAAAAGAGCATTTAGACTTTCTGTGTACTAAAATGACTTCTAACATGGAGATGTTTGACTACATCTATGAAGATGGTAATGAGTTTGAAGTTCCTGAGATTCAAAAAATTATGAGCTTAGATTGGAAGGGAAAAGCTGATATTATAAACCATAACAAAGGTTTGCTGGTCGACATCAAAACCAGTTCAGATATCGATAAATTTTTGTACAGTGCAAAAACTTATAATTACGATAGTCAAGCTTACATATACCAAAGGCTTTTTGGTAAGCCACTTATTTTTTTAGTAATAGATAAATTGACTGCAAGACTTGGTATATTTGAATGCTCAGATGCTTTTTTAAGAGGTGGAGCTGACAAGGTAGAAAGAGCTGTAGAAGTTTATCAAAAATATTTTAGCGATGAAGCAACAGAAGATATACATTCGTACATACATAGACAAACTCTGTAGTCTGTTTAAGTTGACGCCAAAAAAAACTGTTATGTGGGTAGAAGTTCCAATGTCTTGTAACAGCATAGAGCATAAAAATGAAGTTATGTTATCTATATTAAACCTAATGGAACAAAACATTAAAATAAATAATTATGAGTAATTATGAAATCAAGCCAGGGACTTTTTCTCTATTTAAAAATGAAAACAGAACTGATGACAACAATCAGCCACATTACAATGGTAATGGTAAAGACATGAATGGAAATGAATTCCAAGTCTCAGCGTGGGTTACAACATCTAAAGGTGGTAAAACGTATTTTTCTTGCAAGATGCAAGAGCCATACAAAAAGGGCGGCACTGCTGATTTAGAGGTTGCAACTAAGACACACTTAGAGCCTGATTTACCATTTTAACCAATTAACAAGACAAGAGTTAAGGGGGCTTTGCCCTCTTTCTTTTGCTCTTGACAATGACAAATGTCATAAAAAACAGTTCCATTGGAACTATAAAAAAAAAATTAAATCAACTATTATTCATCTATACTTCTTTATATATTATTGACATTATCGACATTAATTAATATAAGTAGTTGATAAAAAGAGAGTTAGATAAATTAAAAACGACATAAAAACGACATAAAATGGACATTACGATATTTAAAGACATTAAACAAACCTCGCAGCCATTCTACAGGAACATAAATTTAGTATTAACAAGAATACAGGAAGGAGCATCAAAAGATATAGTAAAAAAGATTCGTGCAGAAAAAGACAAAGACAATAGAAACATACTAAAGCAAAAGTTACCAGCTATATGCTTTAGTGGTAAATTTTTAAAAAGAAACGATAACTCAATTAAAGAACATAGTGGATTTATTTGTTTAGATTTTGATGGATATAAATCTAATAGAGATTTACTGCAGGAAAAAGAAAGATTATCTAAAGATAAATATGTTTATTCAGTATTTATTTCTCCCAGTGGTAATGGTTTAAAAGTTTTGGTAAAAATACCACCAATAACAGAAGACCACAAAAACTACTTTGTAAGCCTTCAAAATTATTTTGATAGCGATTACTTCGATAAGTCATGTAAAAATGTCTCACGTGTCTGTTATGAATCATATGATCCCTTAATTTACATCAATGCACAGTCAAGTTTGTGGGATAAAATAATAGAACAACAGTATACAGAGGTTCATAGACACAACGATATTCCAACTATACCAGTAACCGATGAAAACAAAATAGTGGAAATTCTTGTAAAGTGGTGGACAAAAAAGTTTCCTATGAATGAAGGAGAGAGAAACAATAACGCCTATGTTTTAGCTGCAGCATTTAATGATTTTGGTGTTTATCAATCTTTAGCTGAATCACAGCTAATGAATTACGAAACTAAAAATTTTAATAGAGCTGAAATTAAAAGAACAATTCAAAGTGCATACGCTCAAAAACATAATTTTGGAACTAAATATTATGAAGATGAAGACAAGGTAAATAACCTTAGAATGAAGTTAAAGCGTGGCGTAGCAAAAAAAGATATCAGGGTTGAGCTTGAGAACTCTGATATAGAGTCTACCACGATTGAAAATGTTTTATCAAGATTAGACCAAGAAAATGCCAACAATCAATTTTGGACTAAAAACGACAAAGGGGTTATAAAAATAGTTCATATACTTTTTAAGCAATTTTTAGAAGAAAACGGTTTCTTTAAATTTAATCCTGAGGGGAGCAAAAATTATGTTTTTGTAAAAGTAACAAACAACTTAATAGACCACACTTCTGAAAAAGAAATAAAAGATTTTATTTTAAATTACTTACTGGAGGTAGATGACTTGTCGGTTTATAATTACTTCGCTGAACATACACGATATTTTAGAGAAGAGTTTTTAACTTTATTAAATTCAATTGATGTTTATTTCATTGAAGACAATAAAGACACTGCTTATTTATATTATAAAAATGGAGCTGTAAAAGTTAAACATAATACCATTACTAAAATTGATTACTTAGATTTAGGTGGTTATGTATGGAAAGACCATGTAATAGATAGAAACTTTCAGATATGTGATGGAGATGGGTGTGATTACCAGCAGTTCATATCAAACATTTGTGGTCAGGATGAAAGCAGAACAAAATCAATGAAATCAACTATAGGGTATCTACTTCATGCGTGGAAAAACTTAAGCTACTGCCCAGCTGCTATTTTAAATGATGAGGTAATCTCTGACAACCCTGAAGGGGGAACTGGAAAAGGATTGTTTATGAGTGCTTTAGGTCATATGAAAAAATTAGTTGTAATTGATGGTAAATCATTCAATTTTGAAAAGAGCTTTGCATACCAGCTCGTTTCTGCCGACACTCAAATTCTGTGCTTTGATGACGTTAAAAAACATTTTGATTTTGAAAGATTATTTAGCGTTGTAACAGAAGGCCTTACACTCGAAAAGAAAAACAAGGATGCAATTAAAATACCATTTAGCAAATCTCCAAAAGTAGCAATAACTACGAACTATGCCATCAAAGGAAAGGGATCTTCATTTGAAAGAAGAAAGTGGGAGCTTGAGTTAGCTCAACACTATACAAAAGATTTGACGCCACTAAAAGAGTTTGGCAAACTTATGTTTGGAGAATGGGATGATGATGAATGGTGTCAGTTTGATAATTACATGATAGGATGTTTACAACAATACATGATGCATGGATTAATCAAATCTAAATTTGTAAATCTTAAAATAAGACAATTGTCAGCAGAAACATGCCATGAGTTTTTAGAGTGGTGTGGTGTTATTGGAAGTAATAATACAAATCAAAAATTAAAGAAAAACTACAAGGTTTATAAAAACGATTTGTATTTGGATTTTGTGGAAGACAACCCTGACTTTGCGCCTAAATCTAAAATGACTGTATCAAGAACAAAATTTTATAAATGGTTAGTGGCATATTCTTTATACAAGTACGACTGTAAGCCTGAAGCTGACAGAGATGAACATGGAAGATGGATTCGTTTTAGGAGCAAACATGAATTAGAAACTAACGGAAATTTCGATTTTTAATATGGAATTTAGAGACTATCAAAAAGAAATAATTAACAAGGCTAAACCTCTGTTGTTAAAAGATAAATTTGTTTATCTTGCGATGGAGGTAAGAACTGGTAAAACTCTCACGAGCTTGGGTGTAAGTGCGCTTTTACCAGTCTCGAACCTTTTATTTATAACTAAGAAAAAAGCTATAAGTAGTATACAGGATGATTATAAACTGCTTAACCCTTCTTACAGTATTACTGTTATTAACTACGAATCACTACACAAAATAGACCAAAAAGGTTGGGATATGGTAATCTGTGATGAGGCCCATGGTATGGGAGCATTTCCCAAAAGAAACAAACGATCCACACAAGTGCGTTCCTTGATCTTAGAAAACAATCCTTTTGTAATATTCTTATCTGGAACACCAACACCTGAATCATTCAGTCAAATGTACCATCAGGTTTCTGTAGTTCGTAGTCATCCATTTAGTGACTATGTAAACTTTTATAAGTTTTCTAAACAATACGTAAACGTTAAGCAAAGAAAAATCAATTCTCTTTACATAAACGATTATTCAGATGGCCTACAATCCATCATAGATAAAATGAAACCACATACTATTTCTTATACTCAAAAAGAAGCTGGGTTTAAAGTTAATACCAAAGAGCATGTTTTAGAGGTAGAGATGAGTCCGATGACGTATCAATTAACAAATAAATTAAAAAAGCATTTAGTTATTGAAGGAAGTGAAGATGTAATATTAGCCGACACTCCAGTAAAACTTATGATGAAGCTTCATCAAATGTATTCAGGAACTGTAAAATTTGAATCAGGAAACTCTATGATTATTGATTTAAGTAAAGCAGAGTTTATACACGACAACTTTGCTGATGTGCAGGTAGGAATATTTTATAAATTCAAAGAAGAGTTAAATGCATTAAAAGAAGTTTACGGAGATAAATTATGTACTGATTTAGAAACATTTAATGAAACAAATAAAACCATAGCTTTGCAAATTGTAAGTGGAAGAGAAGGTATATCTTTGAAGAAAGCGGCATGCCTTGTGTATTATAATATTGATTTTAGTGCCACCAGTTACTGGCAGTCAAGAGATAGAATGACAACAAAAGACAGGCTGGAAAGTGATGTCTATTGGATTTTTTCACGAGGAGGTATTGAGAAAGATATTTATAAAGCTGTAACCAAGAAAAAAGATTACACGCTAAGACATTTTAAAAGAGATCTATTGCCCCTATGAAGTTTATAAAATTTTTTTTAATTTGGTACAGTCAACAAATGGCAATACCCTTTTGGATAATTGGACACGTACATTTACATTTTGCCACCTGGCATGACCTATATGAATACGCTTTGTCTATATTTCTACACGTTATGGTTGCGGTTGGCTTTTGGATTGATTGGAAACAGAACGGACATGACGGAACAACAAATACAGAATAAACGAATAAAGGAGCTTGAAGCCAAGGGTTATTATGTTATAAAGCTAAAGCTCACTAATAAAAATGGCATACCTGATTTAATAGCACTGCCGCCTGGATGCGATGTTTTGTTCTCTGAAATTAAAAAACCAAATGGCGTATTGTCAGAACTACAAAAATATAGAATAAAAGAATTAGAAAAGAATGGGTTTAAAACCGAGATTTATAAAGGTTGATGACGAGAGTGTTGGAAGATATGATGTTGAAGATGATTTCATTGACTCACTGTCTGAGCTTGATGATATACTTTTAAAAATCAAAATATCAGATTACATAGATAATAATTTACCAGAATATCCAGAAAACAAATTTACAACATACGTGGTTGGAGGGGTTGTGTTGCACAACGATGAATCAATTTATTTTGCCATAGAAATTTTAAAAACCAGTGGGAGCATATTAACTTTAACTGACTTTCAGTTAATTGATGTTAACGAATATCTTGATCTAATTAATTTAAATTTATATATAAAATGAATGAAATGGATAAAAGTATAACTAATATAATATTAATTATAAACGAAGAGCTGGGCATTGATTTAATGCAAAACTCTAAAAGAAGACAGAGAATATATGTGTTCGGAAGAGCTATCTTATACAAAATATTAAGAAAACATTTAAATATGACGCTGTCTGATATTGCAAAAGTTTTCAACAAAAATCATGCAACAGTATTACATAGTCTAAAACAACTGCCATTCTTATTAAAATTTGACAAAACACTGGCCAGTAAGCATAATAATGTTATGTATATGTGGCTTGGAAATGTTGATAACTCTGTTGAAGTTTCAGACCAAGAGTTAAAAACAAGGATAAGATACCTTATAAATCAAAATAAAATGTTAAATTTGGAGGTAGATGAGCTAAATACTAAGCTTTCTGACTACACAGGAAAATATCACAAATACTTAGAGCTAAGTCAAGAGTGGGGATTTAGAGTTGGAGATAGATTTGACGAATTCAAGAGAAAAGTAAATACTTTATTAAATGGAATGTAAATATACGTTTGAAGATTTAGATAAAATCATGAATTTTACTTCATGGTCTGAAAAAAAGAAGGTTGACACTTTGCTTTTTATAGACTGCTCACTTTACACAAACATGGGTACAGAGTCTACTCAAACAGAAAGGAATATTACTAAGTCTAAGTCTAAAAAGATATACAAAGCTATATCTAAAATTGATCCCTCAGTGGGACGCCTTATATTAAAATCTATAGATTAATGGCAAATCCAGTTTCAGAGAATGACACTAATGCTATAAATCATATTACTTATGTAGCTGATAGCATGCATTCCTTGACTAATGATTTATATGAAGATTTAATGGATAGAGACCATGATCTTGCAAAGGAAAAAGCAAAATATATAATTACACTTATGAATGACTTAATAAAATCTTTGTCTGATGAAATTTAAAGACAAAGAAAAAAAAACTATAATTGTTGAAATATTAAGATTAAAAAAACTTCCCCAGTCACCAAAGGTTTTATTAAAAATAAAAAAGTTACAACAAAAATTATGAATAAAGGCATCGCTACAGAATTACAAAATTTTTGCGAAACAATTGCAGAACGATATTCTAATGTAAAAAGAGTAGGAAATGTAAATAATGAATCTTTTTCAGTCGAAGAAATTATACCAACATCAGACCATAGCGCATGTGTAAATTTTTCAAAAACAGGAGGTAAAGTTGCAGTTGCTTTTTTCTACTACATAAACAAAGGACGGTCAAAAGGTTGGAAATACTTTTTCCCAACAGATTCACACGTAAATGGATTTCAAGCGTTTTTGTATTATAAACTGGAAGCGGAAAGAAGGAATTATTCTAAGAATTTTTAGCCTTACACTTAGCCCAGTTTATTTCAGCGCACTTCTCGTAGTCCTGGATATCTTCAAAGTATTGCCTAACATGATCATAAACATCATCATCCATAGGAATAAGAGGAATTGATGGGTTAAACATTACATATACAGTCTCTCTATGCTCAAGCATTTGACTGTAAGTTTCTTTTCCAGTCAAAAGTTTATAGCTGTCAATCATACATTTATGTTCATCAAAAATCATGTTTTATTTTTATTTATACATTTGATCAAGAAGTTCTTTTCTTAAACGTTTTTGTTCTGCTTTAGCTTCTTTCTGTATTTTAAGATAATCTTCCATTGGACCGCCCTCTTCATCATCTGGGTATAATTCTGGAAAATATCTTTTCAGTTCAGCTTTTGTTAATTTAAAATCTTTACTTTTATTTCCTCCCCTTTGCTGATATTCAGAAAAATTAAACAGCTTTAAGATAAACTCACCTGCAGATTTTGAGTCACCAATTGTAGAAAAGTTTTTCATAAATTTCCTTAATTGTGGTGCTGGTATACCTGTAACAGCAATTGCTTCTGCCATAAATCTATTCATAGCTTCTTCTTGCTTTGCACCTTTTGCTTTTTGCGCACGCATGTATAAGTCTGCCAGCTGTGCTGTTTGTCCTAAAATTGGAATTGTTGATGGGGTTTTTGCCCAAGGCTTATCTAACGCAACATCTTTAATAGTCTCGGCTACTTTCCCTAAAATAAACAAAGCATTTAAATTACCTAAAATAGCGGCCATTCCTAACTCTTTTTCATCCTCATCATTCATACCTCTTAAAAGTCCTGGTAATCCAGCAGATACCCACTGGAATACAACTGGCATCACCACATGATAGACTGCTAAACTTCTTGCTGATTTACCTAAACTTTTCCAGTAATCTAATTCTCCATTATCTTTTAGAACTCCTTTACCCTGCTTTCCACCACTCTTAACAATTCTATACATGTTTCTTGCTGCAATAATTTCTCTACGGAAATATTGTTTTGGAGTAGTCAAGAACATATTAAAAGCTCTTATAAGCGCTCCTTGAGTTTGAAGGAAATCTTTATCTTGTAAATCAGATGACTGCTGAGTTCTTAATGTGTCAGCTTCAAACTTTTTTATTGCATGATCAATAACCTCTTGCTCTGATGCTTCAGGGTTTTTCTTTTTAAATTCATTTTTATAGTATAAGTAATTTGGAACTCCACCAACAAGTATAGCACCTTTATCACCTGTCATTGTGGTCCACATTAAAATCTTACTAATCTTGTCTTGTTTTGCGTTTGTTAATCCAAAACGCTCTAATAGACCACCATTCATTTTTTCAAACTTCTCATCAGCATATGTCTCTACAGCCCTTTTAATTGTTTGTCCATACCTGTCTTGTAGAACAATTGAATTGTCTAAAACTTCGTTTACTAATTTTTTTGCTTGAGTCGTACTCATGGCAGCATTTTTAACCCAATTCAAATAACCAATGTCATTTCCATATGTGATGAAAGATGTCATTTGCTTTAGTATAAGTGTTGGATTTAAACCTAAACGAGATAATAAAAATGTATTATTAAAAGTATTTATTATTTGTATTTGTCTTTGTGATTGTATTCCCTTGTTTGCTATCTTTTTAATAGAATCATCAATGTATGTGTAAATAGTAGAACCAAATTTTTCTTTAATGGTTTCTTTTATCATTGGTGATGAAAATATTTTATTGATATCTCTTATAGCCACACCATATGCAGCAAAATACTCCATGTCTTTGGTATAATTAAGTAACGCATCTACACCATCTACTTTTTCTATTGGGTTTGTGTTTTGAACTCTTACTTTAGTACTGGCAGAGCCAACGTTTGTAATCCAAGATTGACTGTCGGCCAATAAATCTAAGGCTTCCATATCGTTTTCGTTTTGACGATACACACGACCAGCATAGTTTTGATTCCAAGGCATATCAGTCCTGTAAATCTTCTTGTAAGTATTATTGTAGTGGTCATAAGAAGTTGGATAATAATCTTTTATCATCCACTCAGATAAGTCTTTTAATTTGTCATCTAATTTATCTGATATCTCTTGCTCTATTCTACTTTTAAATTCATTATCAAATACTATATTTCCCTTTCTTGTAGGATCAAAGGTGTTTATCATACTACCCTCTAAAGAAGGATCTTGCATTTGTGAGTAATAATAAAGCAACTGGTTTTGGCTTAAGTTTACTGTGTTTTGATCAATCTCCTTTTGTATTGAATTAATTAAAGCTGTTCTTTCTCCTTTCTTTAAAGTTTTATTTTCTTGAGCTTCTTTTAATTGTCCTTGAAGTAAATCATCTTTGACCTTACTACGAACAATAGATTCAGTCATCTGAGAGTTTTTTCTGTTTATCTTAACCCATTTCTCACCAAATAATTCTGTCATTTTATTGGAAAGACTTAATTGCTGTCCAATCATTCTTGACTTATAAACTCTTGAAGATGAACGTATTTTTTTCTGTGTCAGTTCTTGAGTTGCACCTTCAAATATTTCCCCTGGTTGTGTAGATATTCTGTCTATCAAACCTGTCATATCTTCTGCACTTCCAAATAATCCTTGTTCAATTTTAGTAGCTAAACTATTTAATGAACCCTTAAATCTTTTTATGACACCCTCCACTCTCAAACCTCCTGATTCTTTGGCGTCAAGAGATACATCTTTTTTAATTTTTTGAAACTCTTCGTTTATCATAAACTCAGTAATTTCATTTTCAGGTATACCTTGATCGATAAGTGATTGCTTTGCATCGATATCTATACCTGTCATGTCCTTGTATACAGCTCTTTCATTCTCTCTGTATTGTATAGCGTCTTGTAGTAATTCATACTCAAAATTAGCTTTACCAAACTCTTCTATTTGTTTCAAGCTGTTTATTACTGAGCTTAACTGAGTAGTTTTATTGGAGTCGTTCATCTCTTGAGTAAAAGATGTGTTTATCTGCATAGCTAATGTAATTTCAGCCATCTGCTGTAAATCACTTTTACTAAATGTAGATTTAGTCTTACGACTTTTCTCTCCTTTTTCGTCTACTAATTCTTCTGTAGAAACTTGATTATATAATTTTAAAAGTTTTTCATTGGCTTCCATTATTTGATCGCCAGTTGACTTAGGATTTACTACTAATTTATTTATACGATTTAACTTTTTACGAGTTTCATTATCAATTTTTACACCTTTGAATCTACCGCTTTGAATAGTGGTATATCCTTTATCGAGCATCTTAAATAAAACATTCTCAAGTCTTTTGTTTGTTTTTGTAGTAACTATTTTAAAAACCTCATCTTTAACTGATTCAAAGTTTGTAGCGTTTACTCTATTCACTTTATCAATTAAATCAGTTATTTCTTTTTTAGTATATAAATCCCTTGGTAGTACGGTTCTTATGTAATTTCTTAAAGCTCTCTGAACTCCTTTTAAGTTTTTTTCAGTAAACTTTATGTTTTTTATCCTTCTGTTTATTGCTGCAATACGTTTAGGATTAGCCTTTAATGGATCAGGAAGCAGTATGTTTAACATATCACGTTCCATAGCAAGCTGCTGGGATGTCTGTCTTTTGCCTTTTACCCCTACGCTTTTGTATCCTGGAAGCGACATAAAGTAATCTAAAACTTTCAAATTAATTTGTTCGTCAGTTAAAGGAACTTGTTTTGTCTTTCTGTTTTTTGCAACTCTGTCTTTAATTAAATTATTCTTTTCAACTAATTTTTTATAGTAAGTATCAACATCTTTCATTAGTTTTAGACCAGCCAGAAAACCACCTTTTATGTCATTAAAACTTGTAGGGTATTCTCTAAACATGTAAGAATCAAAAGCTTCGCTTTCTAAAACTTTGAATGCAGCATTAATTTCTTTTGCACTATAAGCACTTGCTGTTTTACCATCAACCTTTCTTTTTCTTCTCTTTAAATAATCTTTTATAGCTGCATCTTCAAAACCTCCCTCTTCTCGGCCAGCTATTATAATTCTAAGCAAATCGTTTTCATTATCCATTGCCTGCTGACGTCCTTTTCGTGTAGGATTTTTTACAATACGTTTATTAGGACCAACAACATATACACCACCGCCACCTCCATAAGCGCCTTGTTTAGCTCTTTTTGCTACATATCCTGGACCAATTCTGTTGAACTGACGTTGGATGTCAGACACCATAGCTTGGGCGCTATAGAACCCACTTGCTGGCATTCCAGTTTGATCTTTTACTTGCTGTTCAGTAGACTGTTCCCTGCCTTGTCTTTTCTCAGTTTTTGATTCAGTAGAACTTTCTACTTTAGAATCTAACTCATAAAATGATCCATATTCTGTTGGACTAACAGCTGGAGTTTTATAAATTTTATTACTATCTCTCATCAAGTAATTCCTTGCAGCAGGTCTGTTTTTAGGTAAGTGTAGTGTAGGAGGTTTTTTGTTAACCTGTCTTATATGTGCTGGGTAACTTGGATGAGTGCCTGGATAATATTCAACTTTACCATCCACTTCAATCACTCCATAAATATCTCCAGTATTTAATCCTTTGGTGATTTGTTCTGCGGCTAATGAAGCAACTAAGTCTACTAAACTATTTGCTGTTCTACTTGTCTTACCGCCCACCAAAGTTTTAGATGAATCACCTCCTAAAATTTTAGTTAACTTAGAGTTCTTCTTTTTTAAATCTCCAAGTCTTTTATCCATACCTATCTCTGTAATTATTCTTTCCATTACAGTTCCACGAGCTTCAAAAGTGGCGTTCTTTTTGTCTCCGAAAAAATCTCTTAACTGTGAAACCATTTGTTTTGATGTTCCAGTTAAATCTATATTACCTCCACCAAAATCGCTTATAACTTTTTTAACAGCAGTTCTTACGACTGATTTAGGTAAAATGTTTTGATTAAGTAAAACATCAATTATTCCAAGACTTGAATTAACTCCAGCGGCACTACTAATTAATTTTTTATCTGTCCCTTTTGTCAAAGTAAGATATCCTTTTCCTCCATTAGCATCAACACTTCTATTAATCATGTCTGCCAATTTAGTTGCTGTTGTTTTATCTCCAGCAGCCCATACATCTCCAAACTTAGTCACAAAAAATAAACCTCCTTGTCCTTCAAATATTTTTTCACCATTAAAAGATATTTCACCAACCACCATATCATCAGGGGAGGTAATTGCAGTTTTATTTCCTCTAAATTTTTCAAGGTCTTTTGGCTCAGTAATTCTTCCATCTTTTATATACTGTGATATTTTTTCGTTTTCGGTATATTTAATATCAAATCCTCCTACCTTAGATTCTCTAAATGCATTTGCAGGATTGGTAATGTTTTCACCGCCTTGAACTTCATTTATTTTATTTAAAACATCTATATCACCTTCTGTTATTTCAGCACCAGTTCTAACTTTTTTAGAAAATGCATTCATAAAATCTATAACTGACTCGTCTGTCTTACCAAAACCACCAGGTATTGTAACGCCTAATTTAGCCGCCATTGATCTTATAAATTCTATAACTTTATTCTTTCCTGGCTTCTTTAATGTTTTATATTCAGTAGCCATCAAAGAGAATAACTCTGCTAACTTCTCTTCATTTTTAATATTTTCATCATAATTTTTAGCGAAATTATCTATTCTTTTAGCTAACAATGAATCAGCTGGTAATGTTTTTCTTACAGAGGTTATTAATTTTAAAGCTGCTTGTTGAGCTTGAACATCTCCTCCTGATATTTTATCTAAAAACACCGCATGAAAGACTTCGTGAGCTACTGTATTGCCTTTAGCTTTAGTTAAGTTAATATGTATAACTTTACTGTTTGGATTGTAATACCCACGACTACCTTTTGTTGCATACTTTTCGTATTCTGCTTGAGTGTCGTGTAAAACTATTTTTACTTCAGGTGCTATTTTTGCAATTGCTCGTGCTGCTTTTTTCGCTTTATTCACTACGGCTGCTGCTAAAGTTGTGTTCTCTATTTCTGTATCTCCCTCTACTTGTTTTCTGTTTATAGATAAATTATCTGAAGAGGTTTCAACGTCATCTAAAACTTCATCACCAAAGAAATCATCAATGTCATTTTGATCGTCTTTGCTTACTTTCTCTTCGGTCTTCTTTTTGTCTTGAGCTTTGTCTTCGGTTTCACTCTGTTGGGTAGACTGGCTGTTGGGTACGCTTTGTCCCACCTCTTCGCTACTTCTGGAAGATTCTTGTGCATCCAGGCTCGTTGTGCTTTGCTTTTGTAAGGCATCCTGTTCGGTTTTAATTTGTTCAACTGTAGGGTTTTGCACCCCCTTATCTTGTAAAGATTTTGTGGCATCTTCTTCTGTAACTAAAACAGATTCTTGAATTCCTTCAGTCTCATTTCTTAAATTGGCGTTTGCTTGAGCTTGATTAGTGCCAAGCTGTCCAATTTCGTTTTTTATTTCAGCAACTCTGGTCTCTTTGGTTTTATAAGAATTTAAATTCTTATTTAATTTTTCCATTTCAGCTTCTAATTGCTGCTGCTCAAAAATTAATAATAATCCCTTTTTTCTTGAGTTAGTATCCAAGTCGCTTGGTAAAGTATTAGCAGCCCCACTTAATGTGTTAAAATCTAATAAATCTTGGGCTGCTTTTTCAGCTGTTATTGTACCATTAGCAACTGATAAATCTAATTGTGCTTGGTAAGCTTCTACAGTTATTTCATCATTTCTGATCATGTCAAACATTTCAACAAGATCATCAGACAGTAAATCTTCTGTTTTGTTTTTAGCCGCTGCAATTACTGCACCTGGAACACCCATTACAAAACCACCTACAGCCTCAGCAGCTGCAGCATGCCCAACAGTTCCCCAAAACTCTTTAGTCCATAATTCAGGCTGGTCAAACATGTCTTTGTTATTCATGTTATTCCATACATCTTTATAACCCATCTCAGCTATTTGCTGAAGACCACCTGTTTCTGCTTCTGCCAAAGCAGCTTTAGTAACTCTACCAGTAAAAGTTGTAGCAGCTTTTACAGCTTTGTTTGAAAAAATGCCACGAGCAATATTGCTTTGAATAACATCATTCATCTTGTTTTTGAACATTTGGGCGGTTGCTCCTTTAGGTAAAGCATTAGTTACCTTGTTCATTAAACCAGTCATTATAGCTTTGTTACTTGCTATATTTCTAAATCCATAACGCTCTAACAGACCTACTGTAATAGATGTTGGAATAATTATATTTTTTCTTTCTGATTCAGTAACATATTTAAAATCAGGATCATTGTTCATTTCAACATTCATTGCTTCAGCTTGCAACATGGCAAATGAAATTGTTTGAGCAATGCCTCCTTTTGTTGTTAGGCCTAATCCTCTTGCAACTAAATTTCTTTTTGCTGCTGCTGTTCCAACAGCTGGGGCTATCTTTCCTCTTGAAGCAAAAGAAACTAACACAGATGGAAGAGACTTAGCAAGACCAGAAAGTCCAGTGTAAACAATGTTACTATTAGATTGTTTTGCATATTTTTCATCTGAGATATCGTCTGCAGATAATATTTCGTTAAAGTATTTTTTTATTAAATCTTTTTGTGGATTTTTATTTTCTTTTACCTCTTGATCTAACACCAATCTTTTTAATCGCTCACCTCTTGTTTTATCATAAGCATAGTCAGGAAGGTCAATGTATTGTCCATTTAAAAACTTATTAAATCCTGACTGATTTTTATTAAAGTATTGTCCATTTAAAGTTGGCTTACTTAAATCAAAACCATCAGCTTCAAGTCGTTCCATTATTTCTTTAGGAAACGTATTAATTGACAATTCACCTTCTACTTCTTCATCATCAAACCCTTGCTCTTGCAAACCTTCTAACCACTTTGTGTAAACAGCATCGTCTTCTATATTTTCAGGTACTGGGTATCCAAGATCTGTTGCAATATCAATATAACGATTCTTTTTTTCTTCAGCACTCATCCCAAAATCTTCGTCAATAAACTGAGCTACTTTATAAAACCCATCAACACCAGCACCCCAAACACCTGCAAGAACTTCACTGACACCAGGGCCAACAAAATCATTTACTAAACCGCCAAAAAACGTACTATCGTCCGATTCTTTCATTGATATATAATTACCAACAGAAGAATTTACTTGACTTTGAAATTGTGTGTAACTACTATAGTCTTTTTGAAGTTGGTTTTTAAATTGTTTTAATCTTTTCCCTGCCAATAAAGTTTGTTGGTATTTAAGTTTCCATTCAGGAGTATTCTGTATATCCTTACCTTGAGACATTAATAAATCCATTTCTGCTTCATGAAGAGCTTTTCTATCCTGATAAACTTTATAATCAGAATTTAGATTCTTTGCTGAATTTCTTACAGCTTGAATGTCTTCTTTAGTTGCTTCAGCACTAAAATATTTTTTTCTGTTTTTATCATAAGAAGCATCCAGACTTTCCATTCTCTTGTCAGTTCTTCTGTTTTCTTTTAAAAACTTTCTAAGTTCTTTTGCAGGTTCTGACTCACCACCAAAAATATCTCCAAAAATAGGATCAAGATTAATGTTTATGCTTTTAGTTGGATCATCTTTGGATGTAACTTTCATACCGTCTAATCCACTCATAAAACCACCGCCTTGTTCAAAGTCAAAACCATAGTCTTCAAAATGATACTTCATTCTGTTTACTACTTCACTTTCCTCTCTGTCAATTAAATCAGCTGTTACAAAAGCTAAAGATTTATCAAACTGAGAGTCGCTGGAATTATATGTAATTGGATTGGCATTTATTTCTTTACCCTGCTCACGCGGATCGTATGCAGGGAACTCAGTAACCATAGTGTCCTCTTCCTGTACATCTACTACAGTATTGTCCTCTAAAGGTTTTTCAAGTGTGGTGGTATCCAAAGAAGTATCCACGACCTCTGGAGTTTCGGTAGTAGAGTCCGTAATAACCTTTGGAACTTCTGAAACCGAAGTGTCGTTTGGATTTT